TGCGATGCTTGTGGCCGGGCGCTTCCGGGGAAACCCGGTTCTCCCATTCGTGAAGATCGGCCGCCGGGTGCTGTACCGCCCGGCTGATATCCGCGCCTTCATCGAGAGCAACCTGCACGGCGCCCAAGCGGCGTAGGCGCGGCCGATGCCCGCCCCCGACTTCCGGCCGATCGATCCCGTGCCGCTCGACGCGCGCCAACTCCAGGCCACGCGCCGGCAGGTTGAAGCGCTGCACGCTCTCGGCGCGCGAGCAACATTCGAGTTCGTGCTCGAGGTGATCGGCGAAACGCCGCCGGCTCGGCGGGCCTGGATCGCGCGCCGCCTGGAGATCTACGCCGCCCTCGACGCCGACATGGTGGCCGCGTACGGCGCCGATCGGTTCCCCGCTTCCCCGCTGCGATTGGTGCCGGCCCATGGCTGACGATCTCCCGCCGCCCCCGGTCCCGTCCGACGCGGACTTGACCAACTTCGCGTACACGCCGCTCTATCGCGCGCGCCTGTTCGGCTCGGCGTTCCATGCGAAGGCGAGCGACGCCGAGTGGCCCGGTGGCCTCACGCTTTGGCTCAAGTCGCAGGACCAGCGCCCTGCAGGTTCGCTGCCCGACGATGACACCGAGCTGTGCCGCCTGGCCGAGCTAGGCCGCAACCTGAGGGCATGGCGGAAGATCAAGTCCGGCGCGCTCCACGGCTGGTATCGCTGTAGCGATGGCCGGCTCTACCACAAGACGGTGGCCGAGACGGTGCGCGAGCAGTGGGACGGCAAGATTGCCCAGCGCCTGCGCACGCTGAAAGCCCGCATTGCTGCCATAGAGATCCGTCTGTCACAGGCGAAAGACGAGCGCGCGAAGGCAGATCTCACAGACCAACTCGACGCCTTGCGACATGAGTTGTCACAGACTCAGCCCCAGGGCGGCCGACGGCTTGTCACAGACTCTGTCACAGGGCCTGTCACAGGGTCTGTTACAGACTCTGTGACAGCGACCAAGGGAATAGAAGGGAAGGGAATAGAAGGGAAGGTAAGGGATAATAACGATAGCCCGACCGCCAAGAACGTCATCAGCCTGCCGGCGCGAAAGGGGGCTGCCGCGACGGATGGCGAGAGTGATGATGGCTTTCGCGAGTGGTACGGCGCCTACCCTCGCCGCAAAGCCCCGGCCGCTGCCGAGAAGGCATATCGAGCAGCGCGCAAGGTAGCCTCTGCCGAGGTGTTGCTTGCCGGCGCCCAGGCGATGCGTAAGGCGGTGGAAGCCGGGCGCGACCTAAAGTACGTGCCCTATCCGGCAACGTGGCTCAATGGTGAGCGATGGCTTGATGAGGCTGACGGAACCGATGAGCGCGGCGCCGAGTCCGACGACGTGTTCGCGGGGGCGCGCTGATGGCCGATATCGTCGAAATCAAGCGCCAGCTTATCGACCGAGCCGATGCGGTGGCCGCGCACCTGCTGCCGGCTGGCAAGCGTGCCGGGCACGAATGGGTTGTCGGCTCGCTGGACGGCGAGCGCGGCAAGAGCCTGTGTGTGTGCATCACCGGCAACAAGGCGGGCGTGTGGTCCGACTTCGCCACGGGCGAGGGCGGCGACCTGATCGACCTGTGGCGGCAGGTGCGCCGAATCGACCTTCCGGCCACTCTGGCCGAGGCGTCGGCATGGCTCGGTATCGAGGCGCCGGCCATCACGCGGCCGATGCAGCGCACCTACACGCGCCCGCCGTCGCCGAAATGCACGGTGCCGATCAACCGCGTGCTGGCCTACCTCACCGAGGATAGGAACATCCCGGCCGGCGTCCTGGAGGTGTTCAGGATCGGCGAGGACGGCAGCCGAATCGTCTTCCCGTTCCTGCTGCCCGATGGCGCGCTGGCGCTCGCGAAGGTGCGCGACGCCGAGGATGGCGCGCGACCTAAGCCGACGGCCAAGGACTGCGAGCCTGTGCTTTTCGGCTGGCAGGCGATGCCGCCCAACGCGCGCGAGGTGGTGATCACCGAGGGCGAAATCGACGCGCTGTCCTGGCACGCCTACGGCTTCAACGCGCTGTCCGTGCCCTTCGGCGGCGGCGGTGGCGCCAAGCAGCAGTGGATCGAAAACGAGTACGACCGCCTGGCGCGCTTTGAGCGCATCTACATCGCCACCGACATGGACGGCCCCGGCGATGAGGCGGCGCGCGAGATCGCCAGCCGGCTCGGCCTGCACCGCTGCCTTCGCGTCAAGATGCCGTTCAAGGACGGCAACGCCTGCCTTGTCGAGGGTGTGTCGCGCGAAGTGATGGCGCAGTGCGTGCGCGACGCCCGGCATTTCGATGTACCGAGCCTGCGCAAGCCCAGCGACTTCGCCGCCTCGGTGGTCAATCTGTTCTGGCCGCGCGAAGGTGCGCGCGTCGGCTACCGCACGCCCTACGCGTCGATCGGCGATGACCTGTTGTTCCGCCCCGCCGAGGTGACGATCTGGACGGGCGAGTCCGGCCACGGCAAATCGCAGATCCTGAGCGATTGCGCGGTCGATTGGGTGAGGCAGGCTCTCCAGCCTGGAGATGGTCCCGGCTCAATCGCTCAAGCGCATGTGCAAGCAAGTCGTCGGCACCGATCGGCCAACGCAGGAGGCCGTGACTGCGGCGCTTACCTGGCTGGACCGCGGCCTCATCGTCTACGAGCTGACGGGCAAGCAGAAGGTTGACGCGCTACTCGATGTTTTCGACTACGCGCGATCCCGCTACGGCTGCGATCAGTTCATCATCGATAGCCTGATGCGCCTCGGCATTGCCGGCGACGACTACAACGGCCAAGAGTCCGTGATCTTCCGCATTGTCGATTGGGCCGTGACCAACGCGGTACACGTCCACCTTGTTGCGCATTCCCGCAAGGGCGAGCGCGAGCGCCGCACGCCGGGGATCGAGGACATCAAGGGGGCGATGGAACTTGGTGGCAACGCCTTCAACGTCCTGTCCGTGTGGCGCGATCGGCAGCGCGAGGACGTGGTCAACAAGGCCACCACCGAGCAGGAACGCCGCGCGCTGTACGCCGAGAAGCCGGGCGTTCTGCTGAACGTTGCCAAACAGCGCAACGGCGATTTCGAGGGCAAGGTAGGCCTCTGGTTTGACCAAGCCACCTACCGCTATCGCTCGGCCAGAGATCCCGAGACGTGGCGCCGCCAATACCTTCCGACGAACTGGAGCGAGGAAGCCGCATGAGCCGGATCATTGACCGCGCGTGCCCGGCAACACGCCAGCGTATCGACGCCGCCATTGCCGCCTTTGAGCGCGAGCAGACCGAGGCGCACTGGAATGACCTTCGCCGGCTGATGGTCGACGCCGAGCGCGAAACGTCCGACTGGCTGCCGAGCGATGCGCCGCGCCGGCCCCTTTCGTCGCACGCGCTCCCGTCAAGGCCGGCCCTGTGACGGACGCGCCCAACAGCACGGGGCCGGCGGTCGCGCTGACGCCGCAACAGAGGCGCTTTGTCGCTGAGTACCTGATCGACCTCAACGCGACGCAGGCGGCCATCAGGGCCGGCTACAGCGCGCGCACGGCCGACGTGCAGGGGCCGCGTTTGTTGGGAAATGCTCGGGTTGCTGCCGCCGTCGCCGCTGGTCAGAAGCGCATTGCCGACCGCCTGGAGATATCGGCCGAGAAGGTGCTGAGCGAGATGGCGAAGATCGCCTTCTCGAATATGCAGGACTACGTCTCCACCGATGGCGAGGGCGGGGCTTTCGTCGACCTGTCGGGCGTCGATCGCGACAAGTGGGCCGCCGTCCAAGAGATCACGGTTGACGAGTACACCGAGGGCCGCGGCGAGGCCGCGCGCGAGTTGAAGCGCACCAAGTTCAAACTCGCGGACAAGCGGGGCGCCCTCGTAGATCTTGGCAAGCGCCTCAGCCTGTGGAACGGACGCACGATCGTGCTCGACCTGCCGTCGATTGCCTCTGCTGAGGACGTGTCGCTTGCGCTCGGCCGCGTGGTCGAGGCGGTGGCCGGCGGGAGCATCACGCCCGACGAAGGGCAAGCGCTGGCGTCCATCCTCGAAACGCGCCGCCGCTCGCTGGAGTCGATCGACTATGAGAGGCGCATCGCTGCGCTGGAGGCCCGCCATGCCTAATCGCCTGCGCCAACGGATCGCTCACCTTGAGGACGTTGCTGGCATGCCCGCCGAGGGCAGTCTCGCGGAAATCCTAAACAGCCTACCCCCTGGTCAGGTGACCATGGAGGCCATCATGCGCCGGGTGTCTCGTATGTCGACTGAGCAGTTGGAGTCAGCCATCGAGGAATTGCGCACGGCCATCGCGAAGGGGGACGAACAGAGCGAAGCGGAGGCGGCCCAATGACAACCAACCTGCACAGGCGGCTCGCCCAACTGGAGCAAGGCGAACAGTCGTCTTCGTGGATCGAGGCGTTGGAGACGGCGCGGCAGCGCGCCATCGCGGGACTCTCGCCGCCCCCGTGGTCCGCTCCAACGTTGGAGGAACTGGCGAGCCTCCCCTCATCGGAGCGCGCCCTATGGCAGCGATTCATCGAGGCTCGCGCCCGAGCCGCGGCGGCCAGACAGGATTGCGGCGCCGAAGCGGAGGGCTTCCATGGCCCATAATCTCAACGCCCGCGTTGCCCGCCTTGAACGCGCCGCCGACAGACATTCGCCCGGACCTGTGACGGCGATTCTGACCGAGGCGTGGCGACGGCACCGCGAGGGCCTTCCGCCTCAGCTTTCGACGCCCGAGCAACGGGAACGATGGCCGCCTGTTCTCCGTGCCGCGTGGCAGCGTGGAAACGACGGCAGAGTGTGAGGGCACAAGCAATGAGGCTACCAATCGAGCGCCGCTTGTCGGCCCTGGAGCAACGCGGCGGCGCTGCGCGGCCCGTGGTGTGGATACGGGACGGCGAGACACCAGAGAGCGCACGCGAGCGGCACTTGCGCGAGTATCCGGCCGCGCGGGGAAGGACGCTGGCCGTGATCCCGCTTCCGTGTGCGACGGCGGAGGAATGGGCCGCCCGTCACGCCCCGGAGGCGGTGACGTGACGCGCGCCACCATTGAGCGCCGCCTGGAGCGGCTGGAGAGCGCGGACAGCGGCGCCGGCCGCGTGGTCGTGATGGAGCGCTACGAGGCCGAGTCCGACGATGACGCCGAGGCGCGCTGGCACGCCCAGCACCCTGGAGAGCGCATCCCGGCCGCAGCGTTGTG